TAGCGGGGCCGATAACCGTAAAGACCAGCGTCGAGAGGGGCAGCAGGTTCAACACGATCAGGCCTGTGTTTATCGACCCAAGCCAGAATCACAAAAGCGTCGAGGCACCAGAGGTGCAATTGACCAGCGCACTGGGTAGGGATAACAACGAGGTTTTGCGCAGAGACTTGCAGCTATCATTCACCAATGACAGCTTTATGGCGCAAAGGCTTGCACACAAGCAAATCCAACTAAGCGATCAGCAAAAGGTCATCAACTACCCTGCCAATCTTAGAGGTCTGCGTATACAGGTTGGGGATCGCGTTAGCGTCACGGTTAGCGATTTAAACTACAGCGCCAAGGTATTCCGCTGCGCGGCCTTTTCTTTTAGCGATACAGAGGATGGTGTTGTCAATCTAACGCTCGCAGAAGATGACTCTGGAAGCTACGCAGACCCAGCCGCGAATGAATACAGCACCATCTCGGCGAGTGGTGTCGTTACGGCAGGATTCAGAGGTGTCCCAGACCCCCAAAACCTCACTGCAACGTCTGGCCTGAAGCATATCGAACTAAACTGGACGAATCCTGCGAATCCCAAGCTATTCGAGACCATCGCAATCTATGCTTCTGCGGACTCCTCTTGGAACAATGGACAACTGATTGGCGAGACTAGAGGAACTCAGTTCTTTCACGATGCAGGCAACCCAGTTGACCCGCTTGCTATAGGCGACCAGCGATACTACTGGATCAGAGCCTTTGCCTATGCAGAGAACAAGAACAGCGCCAGCCCGTTTGTCAGGTCAGATCGCAACCCAGACAACGACACGTCTAACGTCCAAGCCACTGTTGGCCCGAACAATCCAAATTATGCCGACATCGTTGACAACACCCCGACGCAAAACCCGCCAGTCAATTTGACGCTCACGGAGACCACTGCACTAGGCAACGATGGCTCTGTGCTGCCTGCAATTAAGGTGAAATGGACTGCGCCGACTCCAAACACGTATGTCCAGTTCTATGAAGTCCAGTTCAAGCGCACGACTGCTGGAGAGATTGATCTAGGCGCGGTTGCCAACTCTTTTACATCCACCGTTGATTATGGCTCTGTCGCAGACGCTACAACTATTGAACTAAATTTCGGTGGCGTGAACGAAGCCATCTCAGGCGCTGATCCCGACTTCTCGTCGGTAAATGTCTATGGTCTTTCGACCGTTGTAACCGGCATGAAAGAGCTTGAGGAGTTCCAGTTCCGTGTCAGGGCTGTCACAGTTACCGGCAAGGTATCGGCATTCGTTACCTCCAACATTACACTTCAGGGCGACCAAACGCCTCCTGGCATTCCTGGCAACATAAGCGCAACCGGCGGCATCCAACAAATCAAACTCAACTACGATCTGCCGACTGATAGCGATTTGGCCTTCGTTGAGATATTTGAAAACACCGTCGACAACCAAGCTACCTCGACCTTAATTGTCAAAACTAAGTCGGATCAGCACACCGTCACTGGCCTAGGTAATAACGTCACGCGATATTACTGGCTTAGAAGCGCGGATCGCTCTGGCAACTTCTCTGGGATCAGCAACTCCGTCAACGCAACGACACAAAAGATTGTGCTCGATGACTTGGCGCAGCCAGTGCTTGACCAGTTTGCGGCAGGTGATGCCTTCGGGATCGAACCTGTCAGCACCCTGTCAGGAGTTACGGGCGACCATGTTGGGCAAATCAAGTTTCTCACGACTACTAGCACGTTGTTTGTGTGGACAGGCTCGTCATGGAGTACAAACCTATTCACAGCGTCATCGGTAAGCCCTGGCGCAGTAACCGCTGCGTCGTTTGCGTCAGGCGTGGAGCCAGTGTCGGTCGTGTCTAGTCTGCCCAGCCCGACAGGTTATACAGGGCCTAAGTTCGTATTCAATACGGGCGACAGTCCGCCCAAAATATACCGCTATAACAGCGCGGTCCCAGAGTTCACCTCGCTAGTAAATACGGCGGATTTAACCGGCACGTTAGCAGCAGATAGATTCAGCAACACCGTGCGACCAGTCGAGGTCGTTTCATCCCTGCCAACGACAGGCAACTTCCAGGGTCGAGTCGTCCTGCTATCTAGCGACAACAAGGTCTACAGATTCACGGGCACCAGCTTCACCAAAGCGATAAGCGCGTCTGACCTTGACGATCAAGTAAACCTAGCAACACAGGTATTCGGTCAGGTTCAGGCATCGAGCCTGACTGCCGGTCAAATTTCTAGCGCGTCCATACAAACCGGTGCAGTGGTCGCTGATTCAATCGCAAGCGGCGCGATAAGCGCGGTCAAGCTGGCAGCGGATTCTGTCACCGCAAATGCTATTGCAGCTAATTCTGTGAGCGCATCTGAAGTGGTAGCCGGTAGTCTGACCAGCGCAGAACTAAACACTTCTCAGATTTTTGCCGATTCTGCGGTAATCGGAGCCATTCAAAGCGGCTCAATAACCACATCTGCGGTGGTCGCAGCTATCGGTTCTTTCGAGTTCATTCAGACGGCCAACATTGCGGCAAACCAAATCACGGGCGGCAAAATTGCTGCATCGACCATTGACGCTTCAAAAATGAACGTTTCCAGTTTGTCGGCTATATCTGCAAATCTCGGCGCTGTTACTGCTGGATCTATCAACGCGGCGCTGGTCTCGGTCACGAATATACACGGATCCAATATCGCGTCAGGCACGGTGCCAACCGCTAGGCTCGATGTATCAGGAATCATAAGTGCTGGCGGCATTCTGGTCGGTGGCAGCAACATTTCTTTGCTGACCAACAACAGTGGTTTCATAACTGGCGGTCAGGTCAACAGCAATGTCACCGCTATATCTGGTGGTGCAATTACAACCGGTACGATCAACGCAAACCGGATTAATATCGATAACGTCACTTTAGACACCGACGGCGCTGGACAGCTAATCATCCATGCCGCTGGTGTTAACACGGCACAATTAGCAAGCAACGCTGTAACTCAGGTCGCACAAGACCTTAACACAGGCAACCAAAACTTCACCGGCAACAGCAGCTTCCGCATATTTAGAGAGATAGCAGCCGTCACGTTGACGAAAACAGGCGCGACAGTGCAGCTAGGCGGCAAGTTTATGGCTCGATCCCATAATGACCAGTGCTTGTGTCAGTTCAGATTGAAGCGCGACTCGACAACTTTGTTTACTTCGCAGACTTTCAGCGTCAGACCTTCACCAGAGGGCATCCATGTCCCGATTGGCTTCATCGACACTTCTGGCACTACAGGTTCGGTGACATACAAGCTCGAAGCTGGCCTTAACGATGAGCAGCAGAACTACAATGACGCTTTCCTCTTTGCCTTGGAGACGAAGCGATGAGCGACGACATGATTGTGCAAATCACAGACCCAGACGAAATCGAAGAAAACGTGAGGGTTACAAGAGATTACGCGCTACAGATGTCCGATTGGACTCAGATGCCCGACTCTCCACTCACGCCAGAGAAAAAAGCAGCGTGGGCTGACTACCGGCAAAAGTTGAGAGACTTGCCAGAACAATGCGCGTCGGCGAAATCGCTCGCTGATATAATCTTCCCAGAGAAACCGAGTAACTAAAAAATGGCTACACAATTACAAATCAGGCGCGGCACCTCCACGCAGGTAGCCGCATTTACAGGCGCAGAAGGCGAGATCGTTGTAAACACAACGAACGATTCTGTGCATGTCAACGATGGCTCGACCCAAGGCGGGTTTGAGTTGGCACGGGTGGATGGCTCCAATTGGGCTGTCACGAATTCCATTAGTATCGGTGGCAGCATTACCACAACCGAAGATCAAAGCGGATTGCTGACTTTAGGGAGATTTTCGAGCGGCGTTCCTTATTCTTTAATTAGGCCATCAACTAACGCAACCGGCCTTGAGATCAGAACATTCGCTGGCAACGCGCTTGCAAGATTCCTAAACAGTGGAGTTACAGAGCTTTACAACAATGCGTCGCTCAGGTTATCGACAACCTCCACGGGAATAGCTTTAACCTCGACCGGCGCAACCGATGTGACACTACAGGACACGGACGGAGGTTTTTCAGCGTCGAAG